TGGTGTAGGTGAATTATATGAAATCACTTTTGTGAATCAAAATAAAGATTTCTTTACTTTAGGTAGAAAGATTCCTTATTTCTATGAAATTCAACTTGAGAAGTTCCGTTACTCACAAGAAGTTATTGATACTGGTGTACCAGACATTGATGAGGTTGTAACAAATTCCGCATACACAATTGACCTCAGTATTAATAGAATTACTGGACAGGGAAATTATGAAATGCAAGAAGTTGTGTTCCAGTCACTTGATAATACATACGCAAATGCTCACACCATGGCCACTGTTCAGAATTGGTTACCATTAGCAAATACTTTATCTGTTTCCAATATTTCGGGTGAATTTTCCAACAATCATATCATTATTGGGCATTCCAGCAATGCAAGATACACACTAATTACATTTGACCCAATGGATGTCAGTATCAAAAATGAACCTTATGATAATAAGATTATTGAAACAGAAGGTTCTATTTACATAGACAACTCAACGAACAACCCATTTGGTTCATTATAATGGCAGTCACAAATCAAAATAGAGTAATCAGAAAGCTTATTGTCGCATTTGGCAATCTGTTCAATAATATAAATTTGGTCAGATACAATAAGGATGGAACAGAACAAGAAAGATTCCTTGTTCCTATTGATTATGCACCAAAAGAACAATATGTGATGAGGTTACAATCCGATCCAGATTTGGATAAAAAAGTGCAAATGACACTTCCTCGTATCAGTTATGAAATGATGGGATTGACATATGATCCAGAAAGAAAGCAAAATACAAACATTAAGAATTTTGCACAATCATCATCACAATATCTGTCACAATATAATCCTGTTCCTTATGATTTTGATTTTTCATTATCAATCTATACCAGAAGTCACGAAGATGTACACAGTATAGCGGAATGTATTTTACCATTCTTTACTCCAGATTTTACACTTAAAGTTAATTTAATACCGGAAATGGGAATTGTCAAAGAAATTCCTATGGTATTAAATAATACGGAGCGAGAAGTTACTTACGAAGGAACAAGAGATTCCGATCCAAGAATGATAATTTGGACTTTGAATTTTACACTCAAAGGTTTCATATATGGAAATGTTGTTAATGCTTCCAACAATATTATTCTACACGCATACACCAATATATACGATTACGATACAAATAATCTTTTGGTAACGATGCTTACCGAACCTTATCCATTTACTACGAATGTTGCTAACACTTGGGTGGCGAACACTATAATAACCGAAATTTAAAATATGAGCAAATTTGAAAAGAGTATGGAGGAAATATTTGACCTTGAGCCTTTTAATGGTAATCCAAATATTGACCAAGATAAAAAGGTGTCATTAGTTCCAACACCTATTATTGGTGAACCAGATTTATCTGAAGATTTGAATGATGCATACCAACAATCAAAAGAAAACCTTCAAGATATAATTGAACAAGGCAAAGAGGCAATGGAAGAAATACTCCAAATTGCTAAAGAAGGTCAACATCCGCGTGCTTTTGAAGTATACGGAACACTACTAAAAAATATGGTGGATGCCAACAAAGAATTGTTGAACATACAAAAGCAAATGCGTGATATGGACAATAAGAAAAAGGATACTGGTGGCACAACAATAGACAAGGCTATATTTGTTGGTTCTACAACTGAATTGAATAAATTATTGAAAGGTAAAGTTGATTAATGGCAATATCACAACTCAATTCTAAGGATTCTTACCGAGACAACCCACTTCTCAAAAAAATCGGTGTAAATGTTAATTACACCGAAGAACAAGTTCAAGAATATATTAAGTGTTCTAAAGATCCTATCTACTTTGCGAAAGCATACATCAAAATTGTTAATGTTGATGAAGGACTCATTAACTTCAAAATGTGGGATTTCCAGGAGGAAATGCTCAAGAAGTTTAAGGATAATCGATTCGTAATTACCAAATGTCCTCGGCAGGTCGGAAAGTGTTTGCAACTAAATACTCCTATAAGGTTGAAAAATAAATCAACTGGTGATATGATAGAGATCACTATAGGAGAATTTTATGAACAACAAAAAGCAAAGTTATTACGAAAAAAACAAGAAGAAAATACTTAAACAACAACAAGATAAAAGAAATTCCAAATATGAAGGTCTTGTTGAAGGTTACGATTATATTTGTTGTAAAGAATGTGGTTTTAAATCCTCAGAATTAGCAACACACATTATCAATAAGCATAATATAACTATTGATGAATATAAAATTAAACACAATGTATCTTCAGTCAAGGCACAAAAATCAATTGATAGAGTAAAAGGAGAGAATAATCCGGCTTATCAACACGGTGGCAAATATTCACCCTTCTCTGAAAAATATATACACGGAACCAGTAATATAGAAAAGACCAAAAAGAAGGCCAAAGATAATAAAACAAAAGATAAAGATAATACACAAATTGAATATTGGTTAAAGAAAACGAATAATGATAGTATTGAAGCGGAAAAACTATTATCAGAAAGGCAAACCACATTCTCTCTAGAAAAATGTATAACTAAGTATGGTCAGGAGGAAGGAACCGAAATTTGGTTAAATAGACAAGAAAAATGGCATAAAAGTTATAAAAAATCAAATTTTTCCAAAATCTCTCAAGAATTGTTTTGGTCAGTTATTAATAATATAAACATTATTACTGATATATATTTTGCAGAATTGGACGAAAATAAACAAAAAGATTTGTCAGGCAAAAATTACGAATACACACTTAGATTAAATGAAAAAGTAATAAAACCGGATTTTATTGATTTAAGTCAAAATAAAATTATTGAATTTGATGGAACTTATTGGCATGAAGTTAAAAATAAAACATATTCTTTTGGGAATAATCCGGATAATATAAAAGATACTTTGATTGAAAATAATGGTTATATTGTTATACATATAAATGAAAAAGATTATAAAAAAGATAAACAAGGAACTATTGAAAAATGTTTGAACTTTCTGAAACAATAGAAAGAAAATTCGTTGATAGTATTGAACTTGATGATGGATGGGAAATAGAATCCGATACTGGTTGGGTTCCAATCACACACATACACAAAACCATTGAATATGTAGAGTGTATTGTAGAAACAGAAGATGAACAATTAATATGTGCAGACACACATATATTATTTGATGAAAACCTAAATCAAATATTCGTTAAGGATTTATTACCAAATAAATCTTTTGTAATGACAATTGATGGTCCAAAATTAGTCAAAAATGTAACACAAACAAACACAAGTTCAAATATGTTTGATGTTACAGTCAATTCAGACGAACATAGATTTTATTCAGGAAATTTCTTATCTCATAACACCACCACAACAGTTGCATATCTTCTTTGGGCAACAATCTTTCAGGATTCACAATCAGTTGCAGTGTTGGCCAACAAAGGTTCTCTTGCAAGAGACATTCTATCCAAATATCAGTTAGCATATGAAAACTTACCTATGTGGTTGCAACAGGGTGTTGTTACCTGGAACAAAGGTAATGTTGAACTAGAAAATGGTTCAAAGTTACTAGCATCATCCACATCATCATCAGCTATTCGTGGCGGCGCATTCAATATCGTATTTTTGGATGAGTTTGCTTTCGTACCTTCAAATATTGCACACGAATTCTTTAATTCTGTTTACCCTGTAATATCATCCGGTAAAACCACCAAGATTATTATTGTTTCTACACCTAATGGTATGAATTTATTCTACAAATTATGGATGGATTCTATTGAAAAGAGAAACAACTATGTTCCTTTTGAAATACATTGGTCCCAGGTTCCTGGTCGTGATGGTGAATGGATGGAAGAAACCATCCGAAATACATCACAAAGACAATTTGACCAGGAATTTAATACAGAATTTTTAGGCAGTTCAAACACACTTATCACCGGTCAAAAATTACAAACAATACATTACCAAAATCCGATTGCAACACACGATGGTATAAACATATATGAACATCCTATTGTTTCCAATGATGAGGATATTAAAAAAGACCATATGTATTGTATTTGTGTGGATGTATCGGAAGGTAAGAACTTGGATTCATCAACATTTTCGGTTATTGATATCTCCAGTACGCCATACAAGCAGGTCGCTGCATATAAGAATCCGTTAATATCACCATTGTTATTACCAACTGTTGTTTATAACGCGGCTAGATATTACAACGATGCATACATTCTCATAGAAATAAATAATAATCCACAGGTTGCTGATATTATTCATCAAGATTTTGAATATGAAAATCTGTTGAAAGTATACACAGGCAATAAAAAACCACAACAGTTATCTGCTGGTTTTGCTCGTGGTATACAAATGGGATTGAAAATGTCTCCTCAAGTCAAAAAAATTGGTTGTTCCAATTTGAAGACATTGATTGAAGGTGACAAACTTATAATTAATGATTTTGATACATATTCCGAATTAACCACTTTTGTGGCAAATAAAACCTCGTTTGCAGCTGAAGAAGACGCAAACGATGACCTGGTTATGTCATTAGTTATTTTTGCTTGGGTGTCCACGCAAAAATATTTTAGAGAGATTGTAAGTCATGATTTGAGAAAACAATTACAACTCGAAAATATGAACCAGTATGATGAGGAAATTTTACCTGCTCCAATTATAGATGACGGTTTACAACACTCATTTGAGGTAATTGATGGAGATGTTTGGGAAAAAGCAGATTCAAATCAACCATATGCTGATTTTATACACAATAAACTATTACGAATGTAAATCTTTAAAAAGATAAATATCGTTATGGTAAAAAATTACCAAGAAATCCGTAATAAATCAAGGAGAAAAAAATGGGATATCAACTATCTCCGGGCGTAAATGTATCTGAAATCGATTTGACCACTATTGTTCCAGCAGTATCAACCTCAGCTGGCGCATTTGCAGGTGCTTTCAGATGGGGTCCGGTTAATAAAGTAAAATTAATTGACAGCGAAATCACCCTTGCGAAAACTTTTGGAACTCCAGATAGTAATTCTGCTGTTTCATTCTTCACTTCTGCAAGTTTCTTAGCTTATGGAAGTTCACTTTATGCTGTTAGGTCAGCTAATTCCAGAACTTATAATGCTGATGCAAATACAGCAGCATCAAATGTTCAAATTGCAAATCAAGATATTTTTCAGTATTCTTATCTGAATACTAACAATGCAAATGCATATGGTGCATTTATGGCTAGATATCCAGGTGAGTTAGGAAATTCTCTTTCTGTAGCAGTTTGTGCAAATACAACCGCATTCTCGACTTGGACATACGCAGGTTATTTCCCATCAGCACCAAATACTTCAGATTATGCAGCTAGATTTAATGTTAGTGCAAAAGATGAAATGCACATTGCTGTTATTGACACATTAGGACGTTTTTCTGGAACAAAAGGAACTGTACTTGAAACTTTCCCATTCGTTTCAAAAGCATCTGATGCAAACAGTCAAGGAAATAGTGCTTATTACAAGCAGGTTATTTTTGATACATCTAAGTATATTTACGCTATTGATCCAACCGACTACGCAAACACAAGCAATACTTGGGGCACTGCGGCATCTTTAGGTAATGCTTATATTGGTGCAAATACAGCACAATTAATAAGTCTTACTGGTGGCTCAGATGGAGCTGTAGTTGATGCTGATATTATAAGAGCTCAAAATTTATTTGTTGACAAAGATGCCTATAACATTTCTTTGGTTTTAACAGGTGATGCATCGGTTGCTGTACAACAGAACGCGATTGATAACATCTGCCTTGTAAGAACAGACTGTATTGCACTAATTTCACCACCACAGAGTGCTGTTATTAATCAATCAGGAAGTGAAACCACAAACATAACTACCTGGTTAACCAATCTGGCTAGAAGCACATCATATGCTGTTGCTGATTCTGGTTGGAAGTATCAATATGACGTTTACAACAATGTATATCGTTGGATACCACTAAACGGTGATATTGCTGGACTTTGTGTATATACGGATACTACAAGAGATCCATGGTATTCACCAGCTGGTTTCAATAGAGGTTCTATCAGAAATGCAATCAAGTTAGCGTGGAACCCGACGAAAACCTACAGAGATTCTTTGTATTCTTCTGGTGTAAATCCTGTTGTTGCTTTCCCAGGTCAAGGTATTGTACTGTACGGGGACAAAACACTTCAAGCAAAACCATCTGCATTCGATAGAATCAATGTTCGTAGATTGTTCATTGTTCTTGAGAAGGCAATTTCTAATGCTGCAAAATACTCACTCTTTGAATTCAATGATGAATTTACAAGAGCTCAGTTTGTTGCTTTGGTTGCTCCGTTCTTGCGTGATGTACAGGGTCGTCGTGGTATCACCGACTTTAAGGTTGTTTGTGATTCTACAAACAATACTCCACAGGTTGTTGATTCCAACCAGTTTGTTGGTGACATATATATTAAACCAGCACGCTCGATCAACTTTATCCAGTTGAACTTCATTGCGGTCGCTACTGGTGTTGAATTCTCCACGGTTGTAGGTACTTACAATTCATTATCTAAACCTAATATTTTTTCGGTTTAATCTAAATACATACAAAGACAAATAGGAGAATAAAATGGCATTTAATGTAGCGGAATTTAGATCGAATATGATTGGTGACGGAGCACGTCCCAATCTATTCACAGTATCTTTAGTTTTTCCAACAATTGCTGAAAATGGTGTTTCAGCGGGTACTAAATCCCAATTCATGATTAAGTCATCACAGTTACCAGGATCTTCGGTTGGTACTGTTCCTGTATATTACTTCGGTCGTGAACTGAAGTTTGCAGGCAACAGAACCTTCGCAGATTGGACTGTAAACATAATTAATGATGAAGATTTTGTTATCCGCAACTCACTGGAAACTTGGATGAATGCTTTAAATAGTCATCAGACCAATGTTCGTTCAGCAACCGCGGTTCAACCGTCAACTTATACCAGTGAAGCTACTGTTCAACAATATGGCAAATCTGGCAATGAACTGAAAAACTATAAGTTTGTTGGTATGTTCCCAATTGATATTTCTCCAATCGACTTAGATTGGGGTTCAAATGATAGCATCGAAGAATATTCGGTAACATTTGCTTATCAGTATTGGACATCTACAACAACTTCTTAATAATGTGTTTTATATGGAGGGCTTCGGCCCTCCGTTTTTGATTTATAGAAGGTAATATGGCAGAATTAAATAAATTTTCACTTTTTGGTTTTACGATTTCTCGTAAAAAGAATGAAAATGAAACATCAGTTCAACAATCATTCAGTCCACCCAATAATGATGATGGTGCATTAACCATTACATCTGCAGCTTACTATGGGACTTATGTTGATTTAGATGGAACAGCAAAAAATGAGGTTGAACTAATTTCTCGATATCGAGAAATGGCAATGCAACCAGAAATTGAATCTGCTATTGATGATATAGTAAATGAGGCTATATGTCAAGATGATGATGGTAAAACAATTAAAATTGTTCTTGATGATTTAAAACAACCTGATAAAATTAAAGAAGCTATCAGGAAAGAATTTCAAAATATTTGCCGGTTAATGAACTACAATAACATGGCCGCAGATATTTTTCGTAGATATTATATTGATGGTAGAATGTACTACCATATTATTATCGACAGAGAAAATCCTTCAGAAGGAATTAAAGAATTAAGATACATTGATCCTAGAAAATTACGCAAGGTTCGTGAAATAAAAAAGAAAAAAGATGAGAACACTGGCGTTGATGTGATGAATGTAATCAACGAGTACTATATCTACAATGATAAAGTTGTCACGGGTTCTTCATCAAACTATGGTCCTGTTGGAGTCCGTATTACAACGGATTCTATTATCGCTGTTGTGTCTGGGCTTATGGATTCTAGGAGGGCTGTTGTCCTTTCTTACTTACATAAAGCAATTAAACCTTTAAACCAATTGCGTATGATTGAGGATGCAACAGTTATCTATCGTATTTCTAGAGCACCAGAAAGACGTATTTTCTATATTGATGTTGGTAATCTACCCAAATTAAAGGCTGAACAATATCTTCGTGATATTATGGTCAAGTACAAAAATAAACTTGTATATGATTCCAGCACAGGTGAAGTAAGAGATGACCGTAAATTCCAATCTATGATGGAAGATTTTTGGTTACCAAGAAGAGAAGGTGGCAAAGGAACAGAAATCACCACACTTCCTGGCGGTCAAAACTTAGGTGAATTAGAGGATGTAAAGTATTTCGAAAGAAAACTTTACAAATCATTGAATGTTCCCATATCAAGATTGGAACCAAATCAAGGTTTCTCCATTGGTCGTGTTGCAGAAGTCACAAGAGATGAACTAAAGTTCTCCAAGTTTGTTGACCGTATGCGTAATAAATTTGCTGATGTTTTTGACCAAGCTCTTCGTGTACAATGTGTGTTAAAAGGTATTTGTACATCCGATGAGTGGGATGAGTTCAAAGAACACATTTATTTTGATTTCATTCAAGATAATAACTTTACCGAACTTAAAGATGCAGAATTGATGAAAGAAAGATTGGGTCTATTAAGTCAAGTTGATCCATACACCGGTCGTTATTATTCGCAGGCTTGGATTCAAAGAGAAGTTTTGCGTATGACTGATGATGAAATCAAACAAATGCAAGAAGAAATTGATGAAGAAAAATCGGTAGGACTAGGATTACCTGTTGAGGTTACCAACCAAGTTTCAGCCCAACAAATGATGGGTGATATTCAAGGTGAACAACAAGCTGCACTGGCACAACACCAGGTTGGTTTAGACCAACAACAAGAAAATCTTTCACCAGGAACATTTGTAAAAATTAAACAAATATTGTAAATAAATATATCTATTTGGAGTTAAAAAATGTCTAACACAAGAAACATCATTGATTTTGCATATAATGACCAAGGTTCAGAAATGCGTGATGCTCTTTATGCAGAAATTCACGACAGAGTAATGTCACACATTGAAGTAAAGAAGCAAGAACTTGCACAATCCATTCTTTCACAGGAAGAAACTGAAAAGGAAGAAGGCCACGAAGACGAAAAGGAAGATAAGGCTCTGGTCAAGAAGATGGTCAAAAAGGACTGTCTCACCAAAGAAGGTATTGATGATAATGAAGATGATTGTGACGAAGATGAAGATGAAGATGAATGGGATGATGAAGCGGTTAAAAGATAATGAAAACCTTTAAGGAATTCAAAGCAACTATCGTGGAGTCCAGAGAAACTCTGGACCCACCAAATATTCTGATTATGCGTAGGCAATCAATCAGACAATATCCAAATAAACAAAGGGTTGCAATGTACTTCGTGGACAAGATTAATAAATACATTACAGTTCCCTATACTGCTTCCCAGTGGTCTTCTTCAGGTCCACCAGTAGAGGAAGAATTCCAATCAGAAGAAGAAACTAAGGATTAAAAATGGCAACTTCAAATACACAACAAACATTAATTGATACAACCAAACGGGTTGTTATTAAACGAGTTGGAATTTTTGATGCTTCCGGAGGCAACGAAGTACAGACAGTAATACTGGACCCAAGAACCTTATCCGGCGTATTAAATGCCAACGGTGCACCATATCTAACAGGAAATACGTTACCATCAGGTTTTGCATCAAATTGTCTGACGCTGGCCAGAGTTGTTTATCATGTAGATTCTGAAGTCGGACATTTACAATTAAAATGGCAAGGTGTTGATGCTGCAAATGACAGAACAATTTTTGCATTCGGTGTTGGTGGCGGGGACACCAATCCAAATGACAATCTTCCTGTGATTACAAACAATTCACCAAACCCAACAGGTAATATTGCAATAACCACTGTCGGAACAACTGCAAATGCAGCATACTCTGTTATTATGGAATTCCATAAAAACGGTTCGTACTTCCAGTCTGGACAATTTAATGATCCTGCCGCGTTTAACTATCCTCCATACGGAGTAACTCCATAATGAAACTAATAAAAGAAATTGTGGAATCGGTCAACTATTTGTTTGAAGAAAAAGATGGAAAGAAAACACTTTTCATCGAAGGACCTTTTCTTGTTGCAGAGAAAGCCAACCGTAATGGCCGCATGTACAAAGAAGATACCATGCGTAAAGAGGTTGGTCGGTACACAGAAGAATACATAAATAAAAACCGTGCCTTTGGTGAACTAGGACATCCAGATACACCATCAATCAACCTAGACAGAGTTTCACATTTAATTGTGGGATTGCGTCAAGAAGGTACTGATTGGATAGGCAAAGCTAAAATTCTTGAAACACCTATGGGTAATATTGCAAGAAACCTTATTGAAGGTGGTGCTCAGTTAGGAGTATCGTCTAGAGGTATGGGTTCTTTGAAAAGTGTTAATGGGATCAATATCGTTCAAGATGACTTCTATCTGGCCACAGCGGCGGATATTGTAGCAGACCCTTCAGCTCCTGGTGCTTTTGTACAAGGAATTATGGAAGGAAAGGAATTTTGGTATGATGTTTCTAGAGGAACTTGGGTTGAAGAGGAGGTTGAACAATTTTATAGTAATGTGAAAAAATATTCACAAAAAGAAATTGAGTTTGTAGGTTTGAAAATATTTGAGAATTTGATAAATGGCATTGGAAAATAATAACAAATATTATTTGTATTGTTTAATTGACCCCATCAATAATTTACCCTTTTATGTGGGTAAAGGATGTGGTAACAGAGCATTTTCACATTTGAAAAATTTAAAAAATGAGAATAATGTCGCAAAACAAAAAACAATAGATATGATTAGATTATTAAATCTTGAACCTAGAGTTGAATTTATAATATCAAATCTGGCAGAAGATGTGGCATATGATATGGAATATATTATCATAAAAAATGCAAAAAAATACTTTGGCATCAATTTAACAAATAGAATTGGAATTTTTAAACCACCCAGCAGAAAAGGATGTAAATTAAAACAATGTTCAAAAGACAAAATATCCGCCTATCAAAAGGGCAGGAAAAAAGGTCCTATGAGTTATGAAACTAAACAAAAACTTTCTGTTATGAATTATGGAAAAGAAGGACCAAACAAGGTGTATGTTGATGTTGACAGTTTAAAGCATAATTATATAGATTTGAACTTTACGAAAAAAGAAATTTGTGATTTATTCAGTATTGGTTTGGGTTCTTTAAATAGAATACTATCCGAAAATGGAATAAAAAAATCAAAACAATGCTTTGCACATTATGCCTCTAGAAAACGAAATATTAAAATATAAAATCAATTTAATATAAATATCCAATATAAAAATCAAGGAGATTTTCGAAAATGGGAAAATTTAATCTGACCGAAGCCGCTAAGGACATTTTAGATGCTAATGTAGCAGCTAAGCAACGTGGACAAGAAAGCGGAGTCGGCGAAACAAAACTAAAATCAACTGTTGCATATGGAACTCACGATGCAGGACTAGTTGGACAATCACCAGAAAAGTCAACTGAAGAATTGCCTGATTATCTGAAAGGTGTTCCTTCTGCTACACCTCCTGGTGCAACTCCACCTGTTGGTTCAGAAAAGGATGGTGTTGGTGCAGAACATCCAAAGAACCAACCACAAGAAAAGGAAGGCCGTTCTGACCTTTTGGTTGCCAAGAAATCAGATGCTACAGATTACGAAAATATTCGTGACCGTGCAAAATATTCGGCTCCAGCACAAACTTTCCATATGAATCCTGGTGCAACATTCCAGTCTTATGGTGAAGATATTGATGCTATGCTTTCTGGTGAAAACCTTTCTGAAGAATTCAAAGAAAAGGCAACAATGATTTTTGAAGCGGCAGTTATTGCTCGTGCTGAAGAAGTTATTGCAGAAGCACAAGTTGAAATGCAAGAACAGTTTGAACTTGCTGTTGAAGAAATCAAAGATGAACTTGCAGAAAAGGTTGATGGTTATCTCAACTATATGATTGAAGAATGGGTTCAAGAAAACGAACTGGCAATAACTAAGGGTCTTCGTGCAGAAATTGTAGAAGATTTCATTGGTGGCCTTCGTAACCTGTTTGTAGAACATTACATTGATATCCCAGAAGATAAGGTTGATATCGTTGAAGAGTTAACCGGTAAGGTTGAAGAATTAGAAGATTCACTCAATGAACAAATTAAAAGTGCAGTTGAACTCAAGAAAGAGTTGAACGAACACAAAAAGTTTGAGGCTATTTACGCAGCATGTGAAGGCCTGACGCAGACACAGGTGGAAAAAATCAAGTCACTTGCAGAAAGTATTGAATTTACCTCCGATGAAAATTTTGCAGTTAAACTAGAAACAATTAAGGAGTCTTATATTACTTCTAGTGTTAGAACTGCTGATAATTCTGCTCTAGACGATGAAGTACAAATCGTAGAAGAAAAGAAAGTTAACAGAGGTTTGGTTGACCCAGAAATGGAAGTTTACTCAAAGACCATCTCACAAACTTTAATTAAATAAATAATATTTTTAAACAGATACTATAAGGAGATTTACTAATGTATCTTACAGAAGAACTTCAAAAGAAGTGGCAGCCAGTTCTGGAACATCCAGAACTCGAAGCCATTAAGGACCCGTACAAGAAGGCAGTTACCGCACTTGTACTGGAAAACCAACAAGCTGCAATGAGACAAGACCGTCAGTCACTTAACGAAACCGTTTCTGATGCTGGTCCTACTAACGTTGCTGGTGGCATTAACAATTTTGATCCTATCTTGATCTCACTTGTTCGCCGTTCACTGCCTAATCTGATTGCGTATGACGTTGCTGGCGTTCAGCCAATGACTGGTCCTACCGGACTGATCTTCGCAATGCGCGCTCGTTATAATGGTCAGAACACTGATCCAGCAAGCACAAGTTCAGAAGCTTTCTACAACGAAGCCAATACAATTTTCACAGGCGTTAATTCATCTGCGAATCCTTATGGTTTCCAAGGTTCACAAGCTCTTGATACAGCTAACTCTTTCCAAAATCCAGCATCTAAGGCAACCACGTCTGGTATCGCAATGCCTACAGCTACTGCTGAGGTTTTGGGTTCAGATAGTGGCCGTGCATTTGCTGAAATGGCATTCACCATTGAAAAGGTAACTGTAACTGCTCAAAGCCGTGCGTTGAAGGCAGAATACTCACTTGAACTTGCTCAAGACTTGAAGGCAATCCACGGTCTGGATGCAGAAACAGAACTGTCTAACATTCTGTCTACTGAAATCCTTGCTGAAATCAACCGTGAAGTTATTCGTACTATCTACACCTGCGCTGTCGCTGGTGCTCAGTATGGTACTACAACTGCTGGTTACTTCGATCTTGACACCGACTCTAACGGTCGTTGGTCAGTTGAACGTTTTAAGGGTCTTATCTTCCAAATCGAACGTGATGCTAACGTAATTGCTAAGCAAACTCGTCGTGGTAAGGGTAACGTTTTGATCGTTTCTTCAGACGTTGCTTCTGCAATGGCTATGGCTGGTGTACTTACTTACACACCCGCTCTTCA